GTTTACCACCTTGACGCATACCGGATCGCCATTCTCAAACGCCCGGGATAGGATGGTGTGGCTCTCATCGTTCGGAACATACAGGCCATCGTTGTCAATGCTCCATTCCTTCATGCCAGAAATCTTGGATTTCCACCCGCCTTCCGTGTCCTTGGATGTGATCTCGATACTGTCCGCAGACCGGTTGATGGTCAATCCCTGCTGCCCGCTGATCGCCAGCAGATTGTCCCCAGTCGCGTCCCAGACGGAGAGCAGGACGTCCTTTCCCGCAAGGGCCTTGGCCGCCGTGCTGGAAAAGTCACAATACGCGTTATTGTCATTGGCAAATAACTGTAGTGCCAAAAATGCTTTGTATCTCATGGATATTTTCCTCCTTCTAAATTTTGCACTTAAATCCATAACACACCATGAACTCATAAGAGAGTACGGCATGCTTTTCGTTTGTTTCATCTGTTTTGATTGTCTGAACCCCATTATTCGTCTGCATAATGAGCTCAAAATCCTCCAGAAGTTCAATGTCCTCCGTGAGGGCCTCTTCCAGACGCTGGATAAGATCATATACCTGGACAGATGATTTTCCCGGTTCCGCAATCACATGAATCCATACAGTAAAGACATCCCGGTACATTGTTTTAGTGTGCGCCGGACGCTTCCCGACCACCTCCGCAAAATAGAAAGGGCTGGTCGCATTTTGGGGAACCGCGTCATAACACACAATCCCGGTGCGCTCTTTTACCTTTTTCTGGATGGCAGATATTAAATCCACCAGGCCAAGTTGCTTGTACACTCACCTCACCCTTTCTTTATTGCGTTCAGCAAATCCAAATAATAAATCGGTCGCTGTGTCTCTACATTCGCCTGTAGAAAACGCTGGCCAGGAACCCAGCCTCCACTCACTGTCCGGTGCCCGTACTCCACATGAGGAGCATACTCCACCGTGTATCCCATTTCATCGCCGTATGTACTGGACGACTTTCGGAGCTCTCCGTGCGGACCTCCCGGCCTGGTTTCTTCTGTCGATACTGGTGTTCCGCCATTCCTGGCTGCATTCAACATCTGCGTGACATTTTTCTTTACAACAGCGTTAAACCGTATCTCGTTCATATTCTTCAGCTTTTCCGCCAGTCTGCTCAACTCTGCGTCATTCAGCGTAATTTCGAAGCTTTTCATGCGCTTCTCACTCCTTATATACTTTCACGCGGATAACCGTCCAGCGAGGAGACAGGTCCATCACCTGCGTGATTTCCTGCTCCGGCCCGTTATCAATAGCGGCGTGGGTACACCCCCGTGGGAGACACTGAATCGGAACCGGTATCGCAAACTGCTGTTCATTTCTCGTGACCTCCCGGCCTTCCAGAGCGATCTGCTCATTCGTCCACGGGGTATACCGGCAGCCTACTTCCTCCAGCGTCTGCCAGGTTCCGCCTGTCGGATTCCCCAGGGCGTCCTCCGTCTGCCCGGTCAGCCTTTTGAGTTCACATTTCTGCCATATCACAGAAACCTCACCACCTTATTGCTGTTCCCGTTTGCTGCCTGGCTGCTCTTCCAGTCTCCGATCTCCTGCGCATACTCGGCAAGGATATCGTCCACAAAGGACGTGGAGATGTTCGCCACGCCCTCCGTAGAGATTCCTTCGTAGTAGGTGCGCCGGTACATTTTGACCGTGGCGTCTACGCAGATGGACTGGAACAGCGACGGGAGCATCTCCACTCCCAGCCGCAGGCACAACCGGTCAGACACGGTATTGAGATACTCTTTCAAGGCCTCTTCCGGCAACGGTGTATCGGGAAGCCTTATCCGCAGCCTTTCCAGCATATCATCCATGACTGACCTCCTTATCCGGTGGCTGCTACTGCCGTTGTCGCCGCAGACAGGACCGTACCGCTATACTCCCCGGTTCCGGTTGCCTCCACCTTGATGTATTTTCCTTCATCTTCCGCCGCGAGCAGGTAAGACGCATTGGTCGCACTGGCGATATCGGTATAACTTCCGTCTGCCGTATCCGCGCGTTTCCACTTATACGTCGCTGTTGCTCCCGCTGGCTGTGTTGCCGCACTTAATGTCTGCCCCACTTGAGCTGTGCCGCTGATTGTTACGCTCTCAAGCGGGGTCAAGATTCCCCCGAGATAGTCCCCTTGAAGATACCGTCCGCAAACTCGGGATAGAATACCACGTTGGACATGATGAGCGTGTCAATAGTGGCGTTGTCGGACTTCATCTGGTGGGTCATGCCAATGAGGCCGGTGGCATCAGCAGTAAGCCCGAAGGTCTGTCCCACATCACCGGATACCGGAGCGTATGCGCCATTGAGATTTTCTTTTGCGGTGGCATATACCGTCTTGGCGGTCACCTGCGGGGTAACAATGGCAGTGCCAAGCCCCAGGAAGTTCTCAATGTAGGTAAATCCGAAAGCGGTCTGCATGGTAATCTGCGCAGTCCCCAGGTAATCCGCAACGTCCTGGGGATTCATGAAGTAAATGGGCGTCACGTCCATGTCCTCGTAGTAATTCTGCAGCTTCGCCCAGAGGTTCGCCAGGGTCACCTGCAGGGTAGTCCCGGTTGCAGTTCCGGTACCGGTAGCCAGGGCGGTATAGAAGGCCTTTTTGATGTCCTTCTGAATCTCGGAAATCAGCTTCTCGTCCGTCTGGTTCACAGCCATGCTGCGGCCCACCTTCTGGATTGCCTCCGCTGTGGTATTCTTCCGGTACTTGTTGAGGTCAAGGGAGATGGTTTTTACCAGTTTCCGCTCAATCTCCGTCAACGGGATGGTCTCGCCCTCTCCGACCTGGGAAGGGGTATTTTTTTTCGACATCTTATAAATCTTGATGTCGGTTCCGGCGCTCATGGCAAGCAATTCGGAAATGCCCAGTACCTGCCGCAGCTCGTCAATGTTCTGGGTGATCCGGGTAACAAAATCCACGGAAATGGCAGGCTCCAGGTCTGCGGCCACCGTGGTGTTGGTCGGTGCAGCGAACAGCTGCAGGTTCATTTTCTTCTTACTCATGGTCAATTCTCTCCTTTGAACAATTCTATGTTTTCGTTGATAAGTCTCTGCCGCTCCGTGCGGTTCTGTACCTTCATGATCTGTTCTTTGGTAAGGCTTCCCTTCCCGCTTCCGGTTTTGGGCGGCTCTCCCTTAAGCGCTTCCTTGACAGCGCTTTGGACGGAATCTTTGAACAGTTTGGCAAATGCCTTTACGGCCCCTTTGGTATCGTCGGCGTCCGCAGTAACAAGGTGCCCCAGCAGCTCATCCGGGATGTTGATTTCCTCTTCAGCCAGCATTTTTCTCGCCACCTTGGACATCTCCGCAATGGTATTCTGCCGCTTCAATTCATCCAATTCCCGCTTCATCTGGTCTCTCTCATGTTCTGCCTTTTCCTGGGCGTTCATGCCGGCCAGGCGCTTGGCCTCATCCAGTTCCGCGTCTTTTTTCTTCTGCCACTCCGCAAATTTCCGGTTGATAAGACGATCCACATCCTCATCCGTGTACTTTGCGCCATTTTTGGGGTCCTGCCCTTCAGCCCCCTGTTCTTTACCCGATCCGGGTTTGTCCGGTTCCTGGTTTTGGGATTCCGTGGTCTCCGCAGGTTCCTCGGCAAATAACTGTAGTTTCAAAAAATCTTTGTGTTTCATAATGTGTTCTACCTCCATAGTTTTAAGTGTTCAATGCTTCACTCTCCGTAGCTTTTTACGCCATCCACGCCTAGGCAATCCGGACATGATCCGGAAATCCCTCTGCAATACGGCAGAGGCCAATAAAAAAAGAATCTACCAGAAGTTTTGATTCCTCTGATAAATCCTTTAGTTCAATTTTGCATATCCCCGGGCCTGCCACATACTTTGGGGAATCCCTTGTCAAGCCCTTAATGGATTCTATCAATGTTTGCAGGACAGCCGTCACCCCGGCGCAGACAATATCCTGTCCCGCCGGCGCGTATCCCGCATGACCGGAGATGGTTATGCTGTCCTTTTGCACGCTTACCTCAATCAATCGGCACCACCTCTCAACCACCCCGCAACCTCATCAAT